AGTGAAATACCTCCCTTTTGTTGTTTTATCGTTTTGTCGACTTTTTGTGTTGGTGGTGATGGTGGTGCAGCCTGAGCTTCCTGGGTCTCGTGAGTGGTGTGAGGCGACGCGTCACTGGTGGCGTGTGTGGGGTGAGGATAGTCGCGCGCAGTACGTGTCTGATGAGGAGTGGCTGTTCCTGTTGGATGCTGCTGTGATTCATGATGTGGTGTGGCGTGAAGGCAGGGCGGACCTTGTGGCTTCGCTTCGTGCTCATGTGAAGGCGTTTATGGGCATGTTGGATCGGTATTCGGTTGATGTGGTGTCTGGTGGCCGTGGCGGCGGGTCGGCTGTGGCGATGATTGACCGGTATAGGAAGCGTAAAGGGGCCTAATGTCGAGTGTTGTTGGTTCTCAGGTGCCTCGTCATCGTGTTGCTGCAGCGTATTCGGTGACTGCTGGCGGTGATGCTGGCGAGCTGGGGCGGGCTTACGGGTTGAGCCCTGATCCGTGGCAGCAGCAGGTGTTGGATGATTGGCTGGCTGTCGGTGGTAATGGTAGGCTTGCTTCGGGTGTGTGTGGGGTGTTTGTGCCTCGCCAGAATGGCAAGAATGCGATCCTTGAGATTGTGGAGTTGTTTAAGGCGACTATTCAGGGTCGTCGTATTTTGCATACTGCTCACGAGTTGAAGTCGGCGCGTAAGGCGTTTATGCGGTTGCGTTCGTTTTTTGAGAATGAGCGGCAGTTTCCTGACTTGTATCGTATGGTGAAGTCGATTCGTGCAACGAATGGTCAGGAGGCTATTGTGTTGCATCATCCGGATTGTGCCACGTTTGAGCGTAAGTGTGGCTGTCCGGGTTGGGGTTCGGTGGAGTTTGTGGCCCGTTCGCGTGGTTCGGCTCGCGGGTTTACGGTTGATGATTTAGTGTGTGATGAGGCTCAGGAGTTGAGCGATGAGCAGCTTGAGGCTTTGCTTCCTACAGTGAGCGCTGCCCCGTCTGGTGATCCGCAGCAGATTTTCCTTGGCACACCGCCGGGGCCGCTGGCTGATGGTTCGGTGGTGCTGCGTCTTCGTGGGCAGGCGCTTGGTGGCGGTAAACGTATCGCATGGACGGAGTTTTCGATTCCGGATGAGACGGATCCGGATGATCTATCGAGGCAGTGGCGGAAGCTTGCTGGTGACACTAATCCGGCGTTGGGTCGCCGCCTGAATTTCGGTACGGTGAGCGATGAGCATGAGTCGATGTCTGCTGCCGGGTTTGCTCGTGAGAGGCTTGGCTGGTGGGATCGCGGCCAGTCTGCCACGTCTGTGATACCGGCGGATAAGTGGGCCCAGTCGGCTGTTGATGATGTGGAGCTTGTGGGCGGCAAGGTGTTTGGGGTTTCGTTTTCTCGCTCTGGTAATAGGGTTGCTTTGGCTGGCGCCGGTAAAACTGGCGATGGTGTTCATGTTGAGGTGATTGATGGCTTGTCGGGGACGATTGTTGATGGTGTAGGCCAGCTGGCTGATTGGCTAGCTGTTCGTTGGGGTGACACTGAAAAGATTATGGTTGCCGGTTCGGGTGCTGTGTTGTTGCAGAAGGCTTTGACGGATCGCGGTATTCCGGGTCGGGGTGTTGTGGTTGCCGATACCGGGGTGTACGTGGAGGCGTGTCAGGCTTTTCTGGAGGGTGTCAGGTCAGGTGTGATCAGTCATCCGCGTGCCGATTCTCGCAGGGATATGTTGGAGATTGCTGTGCGCTCGGCTGTGCAGAAACACAAGGGTTCTGCCTGGGGTTGGGGTTCCACGTTTAAGGATGGTTCCGAGGTGCCTTTGGAGGCTGTGTCTTTGGCGTATCTTGGTGCGAAGATGGCGAAGCAGAAGCGGCGTGAGCGTAGTGGTAGGAAGCGGGTGAGTGTGGTATGAACACGGATGAGCTGAACCTGATTCAGGGCATGTATGATCGTATTCGCGGGTTGTCTTCGTGGCATTGCCGTATTGAGGGCTACTATGAGGGTTCGAATCGTGTTCGTGACCTTGGGGTGGCTATTCCTCCCGAGTTGCAGCGTGTGCAAACGGTTGTGTCGTGGCCTGGTATAGCTGTGGATGCTTTGGAGGAGCGTCTTGATTGGCTTGGCTGGACTAATGGTGACGGCTACGGTTTGGATGGTGTGTATGCCGCTAATCGGCTTGCTACAGCGTCGTGTGATGTGCATTTGGATGCGCTGATTTTTGGTTTGTCGTTTGTGGCTATCATTCCTGGCGATGATGGCACTGTTTCTGTTCGTCCGCAGTCACCCAAGAATTGCACCGGCCGGTTTTCTGCCGATGGTGCCCGTTTGGATGCGGGTTTGGTGGTGCAGCAGACGTGTGATCCTGAGGTTGTTGAGGCTGAGTTGTTGCTTCCTGATGTGATTGTTCAGGTTGAGCGGCGGGGTTCGCGTGAGTGGGTTGAGGTTGGCCGTATCGAGAATGTGCTTGGGGCGGTTCCGCTTGTGCCGATTGTCAATAGGCGTCGCACTTCGAGGATTGATGGGCGTTCCGAGATTACGAGGTCTATTAGGGCTTACACGGATGAGGCTGTGCGCACGCTGCTTGGGCAGTCTGTGAATCGTGACTTCTACGCCTACCCGCAAAGGTGGGTTACGGGTGTGTCGGCTGACGAATTTTCGCAGCCTGGCTGGGTGTTGTCGATGGCTTCTGTGTGGGCTGTGGATAAGGATGATGACGGTGATACTCCGAATGTGGGGTCGTTTCCTGTCAATTCGCCGACACCGTATTCGGATCAGATGCGTTTGTTGGCGCAGTTGACGGCGGGTGAGGCGGCTGTTCCGGAGCGCTATTTCGGGTTTATCACGTCTAATCCGCCTTCTGGTGAGGCTTTGGCTGCCGAGGAGTCGAGGCTTGTGAAGCGTGCTGAGCGGCGTCAAACGTCGTTTGGTCAGGGCTGGCTGTCGGTTGGTTTCCTGGCTGCTAGGGCGCTTGATTCTAGTGTTGATGAGGCCGCGTTTTTCGGTGACGTCGGGCTTAGGTGGCGTGATGCTTCAACACCGACTCGGGCGGCTACGGCTGATGCTGTGACGAAGCTTGTTGGTGTCGGCATTTTGCCTGCTGATTCTCGCACGGTGTTGGAGATGTTGGGGCTTGATGATGTGCAGGTTGAGGCTGTGATGCGGCATCGTGCCGAATCTGCGGATCCGTTGGCTGCGCTGGCTGGCGCTATATCGCGTCAAACTAACGAGGTTTGATGAATGGCTTCGGGTGCTATGTCGAGGCTTGCTGCTACCGAGCATCAGCGGCAGGCGATAAGGTTTGCCGGGAAGTATGCGGGCTATTATGCCGAGCTTGGTCGTTTGTGGCGTGCCGGTAAGATGAGTGACACGCAGTATGTGCGTTTGTGTGTGGAGTTGGAGCGTGCCGGCCATGACGGTTCAGCGGCTATGGCTGCTAGGTTTGTGTCGGATTTTCGCCGGTTGAATGGTGTTGACCCTGGTTTGATCGTGTATGACGAGTTTGATGCTGCTGCGGCTTTGGCGAGGTCGTTTTCGACTATGAAGATTATTAATAGTGACCCGGATAGGGCGAAAGATACAATTGATGCTATGGCGGCTGGTTTTGATCGGGCTGTGTTGAATGCTGGCCGTGACACTGTTGAGTGGTCTGCGGGTGCGCAGGGCCGGTCGTGGCGTCGGGTGACAGATGGGGATCCGTGTGCTTTTTGTGCCATGCTTGCAACCAGGTCGGATTATACGACTAAGGAAAGGGCACTCACTACTGGACATACTCGGCGTCATAAGCGTGGTGGTAAGCGTCCTCTTGGTTCGAAGTATCATGATCATTGTGGGTGTACTGTGGTTGAGGTTGTTGGCCCTTGGGAGCCCAGCGTAGCGGACACCCAGTATCAGAAGGTTTATGAGAAGGCTCGTGAGTGGGTTGATGATCACGGGTTGCAGCAGTCGCCTGGCAATATTTTGAAGGCTATGCGTACTGTTGGCGACATGAGATGATGGTTTCCGGTTGTGCGCCGCCGGTTATCGGTGCACAGGGTTGTCTCCCGCACGGGGGTCAGCAAGTTAGTATTGTTTTTCCGCAAGGAGTTTAAGGTTAGGCTATGGCCGATCAGAGTGTTGAGGAACAGAATGTCGACAATGATGCTGGTGTGCCCGGAAAGGGTGTAGACATTGTTGACACGGTAAAAGACGATGTCGGGCAGGAGGTAGCCGACAATCAGTTGAAGAATGAAGGCGAGGGTAAATCGTCTGGGACTGATTGGAAGGCGGAGGCTCGTAAGTGGGAGTCTCGTGCGAAAAGTAATTTCGCCGAGTTGGAGAAGTTTCGTACATCGAGTGATGATTCTGGATCTATGATTGATGAGCTTCGCCGCAAGAATGAGGAGCTCGAAGACCGGATCAACGGGTTTGTTCTTGAGGGTGTGAAGCGCGAGGTGGCTGCTGAGTGTGGCCTGTCTAGTGATGCGATCGCTTTCTTGTCGGGTGACGATAGGGAGTCTCTTGTTGAGTCTGCTAAGGCTTTGAAGGGTTTGATCGACCATAGTGGTAATGGTGGCGCGGGTGTGCGCCGTCTTGCGGGGAGTGCCCCCGTGGATGATGTTAAACGACGTGAGGGTGTCGCTTTTGTGGATGCTCTTGTCAATAATTCTAGGAGATGATTTGTGATGGCTGACGATTTTCTTTCTGCAGGGAAGCTTGAGCTTCCTGGTTCTATGATTGGTGCGGTTCGTGACCGCGCTATCGATTCTGGTGTGCTGGCGAAACTGTCGCCGGAGCAGCCGACTATTTTCGGGCCTGTGAAGGGTGCCGTGTTTAGTGGTGTTCCTCGCGCCAAGATTGTTGGTGAGGGCGAGGTTAAGCCGTCTGCATCGGTGGATGTTTCTGCGTTTACTGCGCAGCCTATTAAGGTTGTGACTCAGCAGCGTGTCTCGGATGAGTTTATGTGGGCTGACGCCGATTACCGTCTGGGTGTGCTTCAGGATCTGATTTCCCCGGCTCTTGGCGCTTCTATTGGTCGCGCCGTGGATCTTATCGCTTTCCATGGTATTGATCCTGCTACGGGTAAGCCTGCCGCTGCTGTCAAGGTGTCGCTTGATAAGACGTCGAAGACGGTTGATGCCACGGATTCTGCCACGACCGATCTGGTTAAGGCTGTCGGTCTGATCGCTGGTGCTGGTTTGCAGGTTCCTAACGGTGTCGCCCTGGATCCGGCGTTCTCGTTTGCCCTTTCTACGGAGGTGTATCCGAAGGGGTCGCCGCTTGCCGGTCAGCCGATGTATCCTGCAGCTGGTTTCGCGGGGCTTGATAATTGGCGTGGCTTGAATGTTGGTGCTTCTTCGACTGTTTCTGGTGCCCCGGAGATGTCACCTGCCTCTGGTGTTAAGGCTATTGTTGGTGATTTCTCTCGTGTCCATTGGGGTTTCCAGCGTAACTTCCCGATCGAGCTGATCGAGTATGGCGATCCGGATCAGACTGGGCGTGATTTGAAGGGCCATAATGAGGTTATGGTTCGTGCCGAGGCTGTGCTGTATGTGGCTATCGAGTCTCTTGATTCGTTTGCTGTTGTGAAGGAGAAGGCTGCACCGAAGCCTAATCCGCCGGCCGAGAACTGATTTATTGTAGCGGTGATATGTACATGTGCAGGGGGTGGTGTTGATGGGTATCATTTTGAGGCCTGAGGATATTGAGCCTTTCGCCGATATTCCTAAAGATAAGCTTGAGGCGATGATCGCCGATGTGGAGGCTGTGGCTGTCAGTGTCGCCCCCTGTATCGCTAAACCGGGATTCAAATATAAGGATGCTGCCAGGGCGATTCTTCGTCGTGCTTTGTTGCGCTGGAATGATACCGGGGTGTCGGGGCAGGTGCAGTATGAGTCTGCGGGTCCTTTCGCCCAGACTACACGGTCTAATACGCCCACGAACTTGTTGTGGCCTTCCGAGATTGCTGCGTTGAAGAAGCTGTGCGACGAGAGTGGTGGCGCTGGTAAAGCGTTCACGATCACACCCACCATTAATAGTAGATATGCACATTCTGAGGTGTGTTCTACTGTGTGGGGTGAGGGCTGTTCGTGCGGGTCGGATATTAACGGCTGTGGTGGTCCTTTGTGGGAGATATAGGATGACTGGTTTTCCTTATGGTGAGACTGTTGTGATGCTTCAGCCAACTGTTCGTGTCGATGATTTGGGCGACAGGGTTGAGGATTGGGGTCATCCTGTAGAAACCGTGTACCATAATGTTGCCATCTATGCTTCTGTGTCGCAGGAGGATGAGGCTGCCGGCCGTGACTCGGATTATGAGCATTGGTCGATGCTTTTTAAGCAGCCTGTTGTGGGTGCTGATTATCGTTGCAGGTGGCGTATTCGGGGTGTGGTGTGGGAGGCTGACGGGTCGCCTATGATGTGGCATCACCCCATGTCTGGCTGGGATGCTGGTACGCAGGTTAATGTGAAGCGCAAGAAGGGCTGATGGTTGTGGCGCAGAATGTGAATGTGAAGCTTAATCTTCCTGGTATCCGTGAGGTGTTGAAAGCTCCTGGTGTGCAGGGCATGTTGGCGGAGCGTGGTGAGCAGGTGCGGCGTGCCGCATCAGCGAATGTGGGCGGTAACGCTTTCGATAGGGGCCAGTATCGTGCCGGGTTGTCTTCTGAGGTGCAGGTTCACCGTGTTGAGGCTGTGGCGCGTATTGGCACCACCTATAAGGGTGGCAAAAGGATTGAGGCGAAGCATGGCACGCTGGCGAGGTCGATTGGGGCTGCGTCGTGATCGTTTACGGTGATCCTCGCGTGTGGGCTAAACGCGTGCTCAAGGATGATGGCTGGCTGTCTGGGATACCGTGCACGGGTACTGTTCCTGACCGGTTTGAGGGTGACTTGATTTGGTTGGCGTTGGATGGTGGCCCGCAGTTGCATGTTCGTGAGCGAGTGTTTTTGCGGGTGAATGTGTTTTCGGATACGCCGGATCGTGCTATGTCGTTGGCGCGTCGTGTCGAGGCGGTGCTGGCTGACGGGGTGGATGGTGACCCTGTGGTGTACTGTAAACGGTCTACTGGTCCTGATTTGCTGGTTGATGGTGCACGTTTTGATGTGTATTCGCTGTTTGAGCTGGTGTGCAGGCCTGTCGAGTTCGAGTAAATGCTTAACGTAATTGATTGTTTAATTTTGTTTGTTTGATATTGTTTTTTGGGGGTTATGATGGCTGCAACACGTAAAGCGTCTAATGTTCGCTCTGCGGTTACGGGTGACGTCTATATTGGTGCCGCTCATGCCGGTGATACTATTGATGGTGTGAAGACGGTTCCTGACGGTCTTACCGCTTTAGGGTACCTGTCTGATGACGGGTTTAAGATTAAGCCTGAGCGTAAAACTGATGATTTGAAGGCTTGGCAGAATGCGGATGTTGTTCGCACTGTGGCTACGGAGTCGTCTATCGAGATTTCTTTCCAGCTGATCGAGTCGAAGAAGGAAGTTATCGAACTGTTTTGGCAGTCGAAGGTTACTGCCGGAGCTGATTCGGGTTCGTTCGATATTTCTCCTGGTGCCACCACGGGTGTTCATGCCCTGTTGATGGATATTGTTGATGGGGATCAGGTTATTCGCTACTATTTTCCGGAGGCTGAGCTTGTTGATCGTGACGAGATCAAGGGCAAGAATGGCGAAGTGTATGGGTATGGTGTGACGTTGAAGGCGTATCCTGCCCAGATTAATAAGAAGGGTGATGCGGTGTCTGGTCGGGGGTGGATGACGGCTTTAAAAGCTGATACTCCTCCGGTTCCGCCGAAGCCTCCGAAGCCTGAACCGGATCCTAATCCGCCGTCCGATAACTGATACACATTATAAGGGATTGTTGATAGATGAGTGACACAGGTTACACGTTAAAGATTGGTGACCGTAGCTGGGTGTTGGCTGATGCGGAGGAAACGGCGCAGGCTGTTCCTGCGCGTGTTTTTCGCCGTGCAGCTAAGATTGCCCAGTCGGGGGAGTCTGCTGATTTCGCCCAGGTTGAGGTGATGTTTTCTATGTTGGAGGCTGCCGCCCCAGCGGATGCTGTGGAGGCTTTGGAGGGGCTTCCGATGGTTCGTGTTGCCGAGATTTTCCGTCAGTGGATGGAGTGGAAGCCTGACGGTAAGGGTGCCTCTTTGGGGGAATAGTTTGGCTCCACGGCCTGATTGATGATTATCGTGGGGCCATCGAATACGATTGGAGAACCCGGTTCGGTTGCTCTGTTTATGATGTTGGTGGCCCCGTAATGTGTTGGGGTGAGGCTGTCCGGCTGGCTGGTGTGTTGTGTACCGATACGTCTAGCCAGTTGGCGGCCCACCTGAATGGTTGGCAGCGCCCGTTTGAGTGGTCGGAGTGGGCTGTGCTGGACATGTTGGATCATTACAGGTCTGCTAATAGTGAGGGACAGCCGGAGCCTGTAGCTCGGCCTACGGATGAGCGTAGGGCGCGGTTTACGTCTGGGCAGGTGGACGATATTTTGGCGCGTGTTCGTGCCGGTGGCGGGGTGTCTCGCGAGATTAATATTATGGGGTGAATAGTGTATGTCTGGTGAGATTGCTTCCGCATATGTGTCGTTGTATACGAAGATGCCTGGTTTGAAGGCTGATGTTGGTAAACAGTTGTCGGGTGTTATGCCTTCGGAGGGTCAGCGTTCGGGTAGTCTTTTTGCTAAGGGTATGAAGTTGGCTCTTGGTGGCGCGGCGATGATGGGTGCCATTAATGTTGCCAAGAAGGGTCTCAAGTCTATCTATGATGTGACTATTGGTGGCGGTATAGCTAGGGCTATGGCTATCGATGAGGCTCAGGCTAAGTTGACTGGTTTGGGTCACACGTCTTCTGACACGTCTTCGATTATGAATTCGGCTATTGAGGCTGTTACTGGTACGTCGTATGCTTTGGGTGATGCGGCGTCTACTGCTGCCGCGTTGTCTGCTTCTGGTGTGAAGTCTGGCGGGCAGATGACTGACGTGTTGAAGACTGTCGCGGATGTGTCTTATATTTCTGGCAAGTCGTTTCAGGATACGGGCGCTATTTTTACGTCGGTTATGGCTCGCGGTAAGTTGCAGGGCGATGACATGTTGCAGCTTACTATGGCTGGTGTTCCTGTGTTGTCTCTGCTGGCTAGGCAGACGGGTAAAACTTCGGCTGAGGTGTCGCAGATGGTGTCGAAGGGGCAGATTGATTTTGCCACGTTTGCGGCTGCGATGAAGCTTGGCATGGGTGGTGCCGCGCAGGCGTCTGGTAAGACGTTTGAGGGCGCTATGAAGAATGTTAAGGGCGCTTTGGGCTATCTTGGCGCCACAGCGATGGCCCCGTTTCTTAACGGCCTGCGGCAGATTTTTGTTGCGTTGAATCCGGTTATCAAGTCTGTCACGGATTCTGTGAAGCCTTTGTTTGCGTCTGTTGATCAGGGTATTCAGCGGGTGATGCCGTCTATTTTGGCGTGGATTAATCGTATGCCGGGCATGATTACGAGAATGAATGCACAGATGCGCGCCAAGGTGGAGCAGTTGAAGGGCATTTTTGCGAGGCTGCATTTGCCTGTCCCCAAGGTGAATTTGGGTGCCATGTTTGCTGGCGGCACCGCAGTGTTTGGCATTGTTGCTGCGGGTGTCGGGAAGCTTGTTGCAGGGTTTGCCCCGCTTGCGGTGTCGTTGAAGAATTTGTTGCCATCGTTTGGTGCTTTGAGGGGTGCCGCTGGCGGGCTTGGCGGCGTGTTTCGCGCCCTGGGTGGCCCTGTTGGTATTGTTATCGGCTTGTTTGCTGCCATGTTTGCGACGAACGCCCAGTTCCGTGCCGCTGTTATGCAGCTGGTTGGTGTTGTCGGTCAGGCGTTGGGGCAGATCATGGCGGCTATTCAGCCACTGTTTGGTCTAGTTGCCGGTTTGGTGGCCCAGTTGGCTCCCGTTTTTGGCCAGATTATTGGTTTGGTGGCTGGTTTGGCTGCCCAGCTTGTGCCTTTGATTAGTATGCTTGTTGCCCGGCTGGTTCCTGTGATCACGCAGATTATTGGTGCGGTGACACAGGTTGCGGCCATGCTGCTGCCTGCGCTTATGCCGGTGTTGCAGGCTGTGATGGCTGTGATACGGCAGGTTATTGGCGTTGTGATGCAGCTGGTGCCTGTTTTGATGCCTGTGGTTCAACAGATTTTGGGTGCCGTGATGTCTGTTTTGCCGCCGATTATTGGTTTGATACGATCGCTGATACCAGTCATCATGTCGATCATGCGTGTAGTAGTGCAGGTTGTTGGCGTTGTGCTACAGGTGGTTGCCCGTATCATTTCTACTGTGGCTCCTGTTGTTGGGGCTGTGATCGGGTTTGTTGCACGGATTCTTGGGGCTGTCGTGTCTGCCGCCGCCCGTATCATTGGGACTGTCACCCGTGTCATCTCATGGGTTGTGAATCATCTGGTGTCTGGTGTGCGGTCTATGGGCACGGCTATCCTGAATGGCTGGAATCATATTCGAGCGTTTACGTCTTCGTTTATTAACGGTTTCAAGTCGGTTATTTCTGGCGGCGTTAACGCGGTTGTCGGGTTTTTTGCGCGGCTCGGTTCTTCAGTTGCTAGCCATGCGAGAAGCGGGTTTAACGCGGCCCGTGGTGCTGTTTCTTCCGCCATGCACGCTATCCGTAGCGTGGTGTCTTCGGTGGCGTCTGCTGTTGGCGGGTTCTTCAGCTCTATGGCGTCTAGGGTTCGGAATGGTGCTGTGCGCGGGTTTAATGGGGCCAGGAGTGCGGCCTCTTCTGCTATGCATGCTATGGGCTCGGCTGTGTCTAGCGGCGTGCATAGTGTGATAGGTTTTTTCCGGAATCTGCCCGGTAATATTAGGCGCGCTCTCGGTGATATGGGGTCCCTGTTGGTGTCTGCTGGCCGTGACGTGGTGTCTGGTATGGGTAATGGTATCCGGAATGCTATGAGTGGCTTGTTGGATACGGTGCGTAATATGGGTTCCCAGGTTGCTAATGCGGCGAAGTCTGTGTTGGGTATTCATTCCCCGTCTCGGGTGTTTCGTGACCAGGTTGGCCGGCAGGTTGTTGCCGGTTTGGCTGAGGGGATCACCGGGAATGCTGGTTTGGCGTTGGATGCTATGTCTGGTGTGGCTGGAAGTCTGCCTGATGCGGTTGATGCCCGGTTTGGTGTGCGATCGTCTGTGGGCTCGTTTACCCCGTATGGCAGGTATCAGCGTATGAGCGAGAAGAGTGTTGTGGTGAATGTGAATGGGCCTACTTATGGTGATCCTAACGAGTTTGCGAAGCGGATTGAGCGGCAACAGCGTGACGCGTTGAACGCGTTGGCTTACGTGTGATTGGGGGTGTGGTTCATGTTTCTTCCTAACCCGTCTGATCGTGCCGGTTTGACTGTCACCTGGTCTATGTTGCCGTTGATTGGTAATGATCCGGAGCGTGTGCTTCATTTGACGGATTACACGGGTGCGTCTCCTGTCATGCTACTGAATGATTCTTTGCGTGGTTTGGGTGTTCCTGAGGTTGAGCATTTTTCTCAAACTCATGTTGGGGTGCACGGGTCTGAGTGGCGCGGGTTTAATGTGAAGCCTCGCGAGGTGACGCTGCCGGTGCTGGTGTCGGGTGTTGACCCGGATCCGGATGGCGGTTTTCGTGACGGTTTTTTGAAGGCGTATGACGAGTTGTGGTCTGCGTTTCCTCCTGGCGAGGTGGGGGAGTTGTCTGTGAAGACTCCTGCCGGTATTGAGCGTGTGCTAAGGTGTCGGTTTGATTCGGTGGATGATACGTTTACGGTTGATCCGGTTAATCGTGGCTATGCGCGTTATGTGCTTCATTTGACGGCCTATGACCCGTTTTGGTATGGGGATGAGCAAAAGTTTCGTTTTAGTAATGCGAAGTTGCAGGATTGGTTGGGTGGCGGCCCTGTTGGTGGGAAGGGTACTGCTTTTCCTGTGGTGTTGACGCCTGGTGTTGGTTCGGGTTGGGATAACCTGTCGAATAAGGGTGATGTGCCTGCGTGGCCTGTGATTCGTGTTGAGGGTCCGTTGGATTCGTGGTCTGTGCAGATTGATGGTTTGCGTGTGTCTTCGGACTATCCTGTCGAGGAGTTTGATTGGATTACTATTGATACGGATCCTCGGAGGCAGTCTGCGTTGTTGAACGGGCTTGAGGATGTGATGGATCGTTTGAAGGAGTGGGAGTTTTCGCCGATTCCGCCGGGCGGTTCGAAGAGTGTGAATATTGAGATGGTTGGTTTGGGTGCCATTGTTGTGTCGGTGCAGTACAGGTTTTTGAGGGCTTGGTGAATTGTTGTGGCTGGTCTTGTCCCGCAGATAACATTGTTTACGCCAGACTATCATCGGGTGGCGCCTATCAATTTTTTTGAGTCGCTGAAGTTGTCGTTGAAGTGGAATGGTTTGTCGACGCTGGAGTTGGTGGTGTCGGGTGATCATTCCAGGCTTGACGGGTTGACGAAGCCGGGTGCACGGCTTGTTGTTGATTATGGTGGGGGTCAGATTTTTTCTGGGCCTGTGCGTAAAGTGCACGGGGTTGGGCCTTGGCGGTCTTCGCGGGTGACTATCACGTGTGAGGATGATATTCGGCTGTTGTGGCGTATGTTGATGTGGCCTGTTAATTATCGTCCTGGTTTGGTTGGTTCGGAGTGGCGTGCGGACCGGGATTATGCGCACTATTCGGGTGCGGCGGAGTCGGTGGCTAAGCAGGTGTTGGGGGATAATGCGTGGCGTTTTCCGCCTGGTTTGTTTATGACCGATGATGAGCGTCGTGGACGCTATATTAAGGATTTTCAGGTGCGGTTTCACGTGTTTGCCGATAAATTGTTGCCGGTGTTGTCGTGGGCTCGTATGACTGTCACGGTGAACCAGTTTGAGAATAAGGTGAAGGATCAGCGGGGTTTAGTGTTTGATTGTGTGCCCGCGGTGACGCGTAAGCATGTGTTGACGTCCGAGTCGGGGTCGATTGTGTCGTGGGAGTATGTGCGTGACGCCCCTAAGGCTACTTCGGTGGTTGTTGGTGGCCGCGGTGAGGGCAGGGATCGGCTGTTTTGTGAGGATGTTGATTCGATGGCTGAGGGGGATTGGTTTGATCGTGTCGAGGTGTTTAAGGATGCCCGTAACACGGATTCCGAGAAGGTGTCTCTCTTCGATGAGGCTGAGCAGGTGCTGCAAGAGTTGGGGGCTTCGTCGGGGTTTAAGATCGAGTTGGCTGAGTCGGATGTGTTGCGGTTTGGGCCCGGCAATCTGATGCCTGGGGATTTGATCTATGTGGATGTGGGCTCGGGGCCTATTGCGGAGATTGTTCGGCAGATTGATGTGGAGTGTGATTCGCCTGGTGACGGGTGGACGAAGGTGACACCTGTTGCGGGGGATTATGAGGATAATCCGTCGGAGCTGCTAGCGCGGCGTGTTGCTGGTTTGGCTGCTGGTGTGCGGGATTTGCAAAAGTTCTAGAATGATGGGGGTTTGTTGTGGGTATTGTGTGTAAAGGTTTTGATGGTGTGTTGACCGAGTATGATTGGGCTCAAATGTCTGGTCTGATGGGTAATATGCCGTCGGTGAAGGGTCCTGACGATTTTCGTGTCGGCACGACTATTCAGGGTGCCACAGTGTTGTGTGAGGTTTTGCCGGGGCAGGCTTGGGCTCACGGGGTGATGTGCACGTCGAATAGTGTTGAGACGGTGACGGGGCAGCTTCCGGGTCCGGGGGAGACCCGCTACGACTATGTTGTCCTGTCACGGGATTGGGAGCAGGACACAGCCAAGTTGGAGATTGTTCAGGGTGGTCGTGCGGAGCGTGCCCGTGACGTGTTGCGTGCCGAGCCTGGCGTGTTTCATCAGCAGTTGTTGGCTACCCTGGTGGTGTCGTCTAACGGGTTGCAGCAGCAGTTGGATAGGCGTGCTATAGCGGCTAGGGTGGCGTTTGGCGAGTCTGCTGCGTGTGATCCTACCCCAATGGAGGGTGACCGGGTGATGGTGCCTTCGGGGGCTGTGTGGGCTAACCATGCCGGCGAGTGGGTGCAGTTGTCTCCCAGGATCGAGACGGGTTCGAAGTCTATCATGTTTCGTGGATCTAACGTGTATGCTTACACGATCCCGTTTGATCGCCAGTTTACTAGTCCGCCTGTTGTGGTGGCGTCTATGGGTACGGCGGCTGGTGGCACGCAGCAGATTGATGTGAAAGCCTACAATATTACTGCCAAGGATTTCAGTTTAGCGTTTATCACGAATGACGGGTCTAAGCCGAATGGTGTGCCCGCTGTGGCGAACTGGATAGCTGTCGGCGTGTAATGTTGCCGGTGTGTTGTTCAATGGTGGTGTAATGTTGGGAGGGCTGTGGTGTCGTGGTTTACTCCTGCACTGGTGGCCTCTATTTGTACCGCGTTGGCTACTGTTTTGGGTTCTGTTCAGGCGGTCACATCCAAGTCTAGGAAGCGCTTGAGGCGCCTGTCTGTGCAGGTGGACACGTTGGAAGAGTATACGTGGGGTGTGCGGCGTGAGGTTCGCCGGTTTAACGCTGGTCTTCCTGATGGGGTTGATCCGCTTGTGTTGCCTGATCCGCCCGGTTTTTTGCAGGATTCGTTGGGGGTGAGTGATGAGGGAGTTGGAGGAAGAAAAAAGGCAGCGGCGCTCGTTTGAGAGGGCTTCATTGTTGTTGTTGTTTTTGTCGCTTGTGTTGCTGATTGTGGTTGCTGGGGGTGCTTTGCGTTTCGGGTCTGTATCTTCTGAGCGGGATTCGGAGCAGGCCCGGGCTCAGTCGAATGGTACGGCTGCTAAGGGTTTGGCTGCCCGTGTGAAGCAGGCGTGTGCACAGGGTGGCGTGGAGTCTGTGCGGCTTCACCGTTCTGGTTTGTGTGTGGATGCTGTGCGTGTTGAGCGGAGCGTAGCGGGTGTTCCTGGTCCTGCCGGTGAGCGCGGCCCGCAAGGCCCTGCCGGTGCCGATGGGCGTGCCGGCCATGATGGTTCGGCAGGGCTGGTTGGCCCTGTTGGTCCGCAGGGTTCCCCGGGTTTGAATGGTGTTAAGGGGCCTGACGGCAAGGATGGCCATGATGGTGTTCCAGGCCGTGCAGGTGCTGATGGCGTGAAGGGCGTTGACGGGACTGATGGTCGGGATGGTTCTGCCGGTGAGCGCGGTGCTGTGGGTCCTTCAGGTCCTGCCGGCCCCCAAGGTGTACAGGGTGAACGGGGCGCCGCTGGTGTGAACGGATCCGATGGTAAAGATGGTAAGGATGGGCGTTCTGTGGTGTCCGTGTACTGTTCTGGGGGCCGCCTGTTTGTGAAATATAGTGACGGTGTGGCTTCTACCGTGTCCGGTTCTGTCGCCTGCCAGAGTGTGGGGCCGTCACCTATCGTGACTGTATCATCCTACAAATAATATTAAGAGGGAAGGGTATTGATGGTGTTGATGATGTTTGGGGGTGGTGTGCGGTGAGATACATTCCGGCGGCGCACCATTCTGCCGGATCTAATCATCCGGTGAATAGGGTTGTGATTCATGCGACGTGCCCGGATGTGGGGTTTCCTTCGGCGTCTAGGGCTGGGCGTGCTGTTTCTACGGCGAACTATTTTGCTTCCCCATCGTCTGGTGGTTCTGCGCATTATGTGTGTGATATTGGGGAGACGGTGCAGTGTCTGTCTGAGTCTACGATTGGGTGGCATGCCCCGCCGAATCCGCATAGTTTGGGTATAGAGATTTGCGCGGATGGGGGTTCGCACGTCTCGTTCCGGGTGCCCGGTCACGCTTACACGAGGGAGCAGTGGCTTGATCCTCAGGTGTGGCCCGCGGTGGAGAAGGCCGCTGTCCTGTGTAGACAGTTGTGTGACAAGCATGGTGTTCCGAAGAGGAAGCTTAGCGCATCCGATTTGAAGGCCGGCAAGAGGGGTGTTTGCGGGCATGTGGATGTTACGGATGCGTGGCACCAGTCAGATCATGACGATCCAGGGCCGTGGTTTCCGTGGGACAGGTTTATGGCCGTAGTCTGCGGCGGTAGTAGTAGTGATAGTGGGGAGTTAACTGTGGCTGATGTGAAAGCCTTGCATGATCAGATTAAACAATTGTCTGCTCAGCTCACCGGTTCGGTGAATAAGCTGCATCATGATGTTGGTGTGGTACAGGTGCAGAATGGTGACTTGGGTAAACGGGTGGATGCCCTGTCGTGGGTGAAGAATCCTGTGACGGGGAAGCTGTGGCGCACAAAAGACGCCCTGTGGAGTGTCTGGTATTACGTGTTGGAGTGTCGCAGCCGGATCGGCAAGCTTGAAGCCGATATTGCCCAGTTGAAGAAGTGACGGTGATCGATTGTGGGTAAACAGTTTTGGTTGGGCCTGCTCGAAAGGGCGTTGAAAACTTTTATTCAAACGTTTGTTGCCGTGTTGGGTGTGACCGCGGGTGTCACGTATACTGCGGAGTCGTTTCGCGGTTTGCCGTGGGAGTCTGCCCTGATTACGGCCGGGGTTGCCGCGGTGCTATCGATTGCTACCTCGTTTGGTAATCCGACGTTTGTGGCTGGCAAACCGAAGACTACGGTTGTTGATGCTGGGCTTGTTTCACCCGATGACGGGGGCATGTTGGAGCCTCACACAGTGGATGCGTCGGATCCTGGGCTGATAGAGCCGATAGACGATGAGAATGTGGACTATGTGCCGAGGCGTGCAGTCGAGTCGGAGGTTGGCACGGTAGAGCCGCCAGCGTGACAAGTGTGTAGATATAGTTTGTGCCCCAGCGGTGCTGCCATGTGTGTGGTGGTTGCTGCTGGGGCACTATTTTTGTGTATATAGTATTCTATGATTCGTTGTTGTTGATGGTTTCTTCGAGCAGCTGGTGTAGGTGGAGGCAGACGGAGATAGTATCGTTGGCCTGGTCTAGAACGTTCTGGCCGATAACATTTTTGTGGTTGTCGCGGTGACGGATGATAGACCACATGATATCGTCGGCCGCCGCTTGCAGTAGTTTGGCTTGGTATGCGATTCCGGCGAGCCAGTCTATGGCTTCCTGGCTTGCCCATGTGTCGTCTGGCATATCACTGTTCTTACTGTTGTTTGTGGGGTATCCTGCACTGTCGCAGTCCCACAAGATTTCGCCACACTCGTCTAGCGTGTCCTGATCGATGTCGAGGTTGTCGAGGCTGACTTCTTTAACAGTAAGGTTCACATTGTCGAGGGAGATGGGTACACGGTACTGGTTTTCGACATCGTCAACAATGGTTTCCAACTGGTGCATGTTGGTGGGCTGTTGTTGGATGATACGGTGTACCGCTGCTTTGAGGGCAGTGTAGGGGATATTATTTGTGTTGTCCATGGTTTTATTTCATCCCTGTGCTATCATCTGGGTAGTATCTATTGTTTGCGTATCCTGTTAGAGTGATGAGTGTTTGGTCTGCCCACTGTTTCACTGTTTGCCGGGTGACATGTAGTCGTTGGGCTGCCACCGAATAGGTTTGGTCGTAGCCGTATACTTCCCTGAATGCTGCCAACCGTGCTAGGTGTTTTCGCTGTTTGGATGGTTCACAGGAGAGCGTGTAGTCGTCGATGGCCAATTGTAGGTCGATCATGGAGACGATGTTGTTGCCGTGATGCTGTGGCGCGGTTGGTGGCGGGGGCATGCCCGGCTCCACGGAGGGTTTCCATGGGCCGCCGTTCCAGATCCATTGGGCGGCTTGGATGATGTCGGCGGTGGTGTAGGTCCGCTTCATGTGTCATCCCCTGAATAGGTTGTCGAGGTTGTCTGGGTTGTTGGTGTTGGTGGTGTCGAATCGTCCTACGCAGTGGCAGTAGTCGTACATGAGTTTGATGATGTGTTGGTGGTCGCCGAGGTAGGTGTTGCCGCTGATGCTGTAGGTGGCTGTGCCGTCTTTACTGATGGTGTATTTGGCGGTGATGGTTTCGGGTGTTTCGGTGTTGGTGATGATTGCTGTGGTGGTGGTGCCTACTGTTTGTAGTACGGTGGTTTGGGTTCCGTCGTCGAGGGTGGTTGTGACCATTGTGGTTCTCCTTTAGATGCTTGTTTGGTTGTCGGCTAGATGAATAATATCGGATAAGGGTTTCGGTTGGTCTAGGTGTTGTATGGTTTTGTTGGCTAGCCGTTTGGCTACCCTATAGCACATTTTGGTGTAGTGTTTGTTGTCGAGGTTGTGGTATTGTTCACGTACCGCAATATATAGTAGGGAGTCTTGGTACAGGTCGTCTGCACTGATTGCGGGGTAGTGTGTGGCTACTTTAGTGCATGCCCGGTTGAGTGTGCGGAGGTGATGGTCTGTGGCCCATACCCATGATGCGGTGGTGGCTAGGTCTGCTTTTGTTGGTCGTCTACTCATAGCGTCTATTTTACCTTGCTATCTGGTAGTTGTTTGGTGTTTTATGGTTGATAGTGTAGCACACGAGTCCGGGGTTGCCGGTGGTGCCTGTGCGGTGCCTGTACCAGACGGATTCTCCTTCCATGGATGGGCATTGGATGAAGGTGCGTTGTCCTTGCTCGGAGATTTCTAGGTGGTGCCGGTGCCCGGCCATGAGAATGTGGGATGTGGTGCCGTTGTGGAATTCTTGGCCGCGCCACCAATCATAGTGTTGGTTGTTGCGCCATTGGTGTCCGTGGGCGTGCAGGATGCGTGTGCCTGCCACATCGACGGTGGTGGTCATTTCGTCCCGCTGGGGGAAGATGAAGCGAAGGTTGGGGTAGTTGTTGGTGAGTTGGTAGGCTTCTGCGATGGCCCGGCAGCAGTCCACGTCGAAGGAGTCGTCGTAGGTGGTTACTCCTTTGCCGAATCTTACGGCTTCACCGTGGTTGCCGGGGATGGATGTGATGGTGACGTTGGCGCAGTGGTCGAACATGTGGACGAGTTGCATCATGGCCATGCGGGTGAGCCTGATTTGTTCCGTCAAGGGTGTTTGTGTGCGCCAGGCGTTGTTGCCTCCTTGTGACACGTATCCTTCGATCATGTCGCCGAGGAAGGCGATGTGGACCCTTTCGGGTTTTCCGGCCTGCTGCCAGTAGTGTTTGGCGGCGGTGAGGGATCGAAAATAGTCGTCTGCGAAGTGGGAGGTTTCTCCGCCGGGGATGCCTTTGCCGATTTGGAAGTCGCCCGCCCCTACAACGAAAGCAACATCGTCACTGCTGCGGGTGTGGGTGGAGGGTTTGGGTGGCTGCCAGTCGGCGAGCTTGGCGACGAGTTCGTCTACAGGGTATGGGTCTGTTGCGGGTTGGTGGTCGATGATTTTTTGGACTGAGCGTCCGGTTTCGCCGTTGGGGAGTGTCCATTCGGAGATGCGAGTACGGCGTACGGTGCCGTTTGCGAGATCATCGCAGATGGTGTCTGCTTCGTTGTTGTGGTTGGCTAGTTGTGTGAGGAGCCGGTCAATATTGTCTATCATCGGATATCCTCCTCTTCCTTTTGAGTGTTGGCTTGTTTGTGGCGATAGTCTTTGATAACGGTGGCGGAGATGGGGTATCCTGCTTGGGTGAGCTGTTTTGCTAACCATGAGGCGGGTATAGACCTGTCGGCGAGCACGTCGGCTGCTTTATTGCCGTAGCGTTGAATAAGGGTTTCAGTTTTGGTTGCCATGATATCCTATCGGCTGGGTGTTGGGCTGCCATCCTGTGCGGCAGTCACCATCGTGCCCTGGTTTACGTGTACACCATGTAGTGGCGCCGTCGGGGTGGTTGAGTGTTTTGCCGCACATGACGTTTCGGAGATGCTCCGGCAGTGCGCCTTCAGTGTTGTTGCTGGTTTGTGTGTCGAAGAGTGTTTTCTGGTTAGTGAAATGCTCGGATACGGTGCCATTATGCACGGGTAGTATCCATGTTTTCCATTGCTGCTGTAGCCTGGTGTTCCAGTGGAATTGTTTGGCCGCGTTCATGGCTTGTTTGGCGGTTTTGTAGTAGCCGACGAGGATGCGCTGGTGTTCACTGTCGGGTGGGTTTGGGCCTCGCCAGTATTGTGCCGCCACGGCGTAGCGGTTGCTGGCTGTGAAGGTGTTCCAGCAGTATTCGATAATGTGCTGTAGTACACTATCGGGAATGTCTTGTGCTTGGTTTTTGTTAAGCCATTCTTCAACAATGATGTTGCGTATGGCGTGTTTGTCTTTGATTGTTAGTTTGAACGAGATGCTCACGATAGTACCGGCTGGTCGTCTTGCATGAACTGGTTGAAGGTGTTGTTCCCGGCGTGTTGGGCTTGTGTGATTTGCTGGTCGGTCCAGTCGGGGTGTTGCTGTTTCAAATAGTACCAGTGGCACGCATTGTAGGTTTCGTCTTGTAGCCGGGTGAGATGGTTTTCGGTGATGATTTGTTTCCACATAGTCCACGAGACGTCAAGCCTGTTGAGAATTTCGAGGGCGGGAATGTTGAATTGGTTGAGGAAGAGTATTTCGTGGGTGTAGTATTCCTTCTCGTACTGGTCCCATCCGCTTCGGTGCCTGTTGGGCTGGTTTTTGGGGTAGGCTTCCCGGCATACTTTGTGCAAACGTTTGGCCATGTCGTCGGGTAGTCTAATGTCGGGGTTAGCGCGGATCATGGATCGCATCCCATCATAGGTGGTGCCCCAGGTGTGCATGATGTAGGTGGGGTCTTCACCATCAGCCCATTTTTCTGCACAGATGGCGAGGCGGATACGCCTCCTGGCTGCTTGGCTAATGTTGCGCCGGTTGGGGATGGGGCACGTGTCGAGGGGATCCATGATGTTTTAGTGTACCTTTCTTTGTTTGGGTTGCTTGTGTGGTTTTACTGTAGCACAGTGTCTAGTGCTTGTGTCAACCCTGTTTTGCCGGCCTGCAGATATGTGTCTGTGACATCCCCCAGGGTGAGGGGCACATGGGTGGCTTGGGGGAGTGCTGCCTGGAGGGTTTGGGCCATCTGGTGGCCCGCCTTGTCTGGGTCGGACCATATGTAGATGTGGTCGTAGCCTTCAAAAAATTTGGTCCAAAAAGTTTGCCACGAGGTTGCGCCGGGTATGGCGACGGCCGACCATCCGCATTGCTCGAGGATCATGGAGTCGAATTCGCCTTCGCAAATGTGCATTTCGGCTGCCGGGTTGGCCATGGCGGCCATGTTGTAGATGGAGCCTGTGTCCCCGGCCGGGGTTAGGTATTTGGGGTGGTTGTGGGTTTTGCAGTCGTGCTGGAGTGAGCAGCGGAAACGCATTTTTCGTATTTCGGCTGGCCGCCCCCAAACGGGGTACATGTATGGGATGGTGATGCACTGGTTGTAGTCTTCGTGTCCTGGTATGGGATCATTGTCGATGTATCCAAGGTGGTGGTAGCGGGCGGTTTCTTCGCTGATGCCTCTTGCTGAGAGCAGGTCGAGTATGTTTTCGAGGTGGGTTTCGTAGAGGGCCGAGGCTTTCTGGATTCGGCGGCGTTCCGCAATGTTGTATGGGCGTATGCTGTCGTACATTCGGGTTTTCTTCTTCTAGTCGTTGTTGTAGCTTGTGGAGTCCGCCTCCGACACCGCATGTGTGGCAGTACCAGACGCCTTTGCTGAGGTTGATGCTCATGGAGGGCTGGTGGTCGTCGTGGAACGGGCAGAGTATGTGTTGCTCGTTCTTGGACGGGTTGTACCGTATGTGGTAGGTGTCGAGTAGGCGGCAGGTGTCAGAGGTGTGGGAGGAGTTCTGCGAGGGTTGATACCACATAGGCTTCGCTCCATGGCTTGTTGCGCTGTTTCATGACCACTAGTCCGATGGTGGACTGGCTTTCTCGGTTGCGATGTGTTTCGTAGTTGCGTGCCTCGGTGGTGGCTTGTTTCACGAATTGGGCGAGGTGTGGTTGTCCGGCTTTCGCCTCGATAATGTAGGTTTTGTTGCCGGTTTTGAGTATGAGGTCGCCTTCGTCTTCTTTACCGTTGAGGTGAAGCCGCTCAATATCATGTCCGGTATCTCTGAGTTGGTGTAGGAGTCGTGTTTCCCACTCGGCGCCTGCCCTGCGGTTGCGTGCCTGCTGTGTGGCCATCATAGTCCTTTGTGTGTGGCGGTCATGTTCCATGGCTGTTTTTCTACCAATGGCCCGAAGAATGTGTATTCGGGATAGGCTCTGAGTCTTTCGTACCGGGTACCGTCGGGGCTGGATCGCCCGGTTCTCTGTTTGAGGACGGCTATTCTTGCTTCGGCTGGGATCGTGAGCCCGTTGCCGTTGTCTTCGCCACCATAGAGTGAGACTCCGAGGATGAGTTGTGGTTTTTCCGAGAGGCCATTTTTGATTTCCCTGCGTGCTGGCGGGTGTTCGATGTCGGTGCCTGTTTTGTCGGTTGCGTGGTGGGTGACGATGATGGTGGAGCCAGTATCCCTGCCCAATGCTGTGATCCATTGCATGGCTTCTTGTTGGGCTTGGTAGTCGGATTCGCAGTCTTGGATGTCCATCAGATTGTCGATAACAATGAGTGGTGGGAAGGTGTTCCACATTTCCATGTAGGCTTGCAATTCCATGGTGATGTCGGTCCATGTGATGGGTGACTGGAATGAGAATGTGATGTGTTGGCCGTGGTGGATGCTGTCTCGATAGTATTCTGGCCCGTAGTTGTCAATGTTGTGTTGTATCTGTTGGGTGGTGTGTTGGGTGTTGAGGGAGATGATTCGTGTGGAGGCCTCCCAGGGTGTCATGTCCCCTGAAATATATAGTGCGGGCTGGTTGAGCATGGCGGTGATGAACATTGCTAGCCCGGATTTTTGGCTGCCGGAGCGCCCCGCAATCATGACTAGATCCCCTTTGTGGATGTGCATGTCCAGGTTGCGGTAGAGGGGTTCTAGCTGGGGTATGCGGGGCAGCTCGGCTGCGGTTTGGGAGGCTCTCTCGAAGGATCGTTGGAGAGAGAGCATCGGGACCTTATCTATCTATCGGTTGGATGTGTATTGGTGGTCAGATGGAGTCGATGTCGATATCAGCATCAGCGGAGGCTGTGGTGTCGTCTAGCTGGCCGTTATCGCGCTTGTCTACGTATTCGGCAACCTTATCGTAGATGGCGTCGTCTAATGGTTTGAGCACTACCGCGTTGAAGCCGTTTTTAGTGCGCACGGTGGCGAGCTTGAAGGCCTGCTCCTCTCCAAGATAGGCTTCGAGATCGCGGATCATGGAGTGTGGGCGATCATTGTTGCCGCGGGCTTTCTCGATAATAGCGTTGGGGATGGTTTCTGGGGTGCCGTTGTTGAGATCCTGGAGTGTGTGGAAGATGGTGACATCAGCGTAGATGCGGTCTGCGACCTGTCCGCCGTAGCCTTCAGTGTTGTGTTCGACGTCGTGGACTTTGAAGGCGATGGCTGTGGCATTCTGGTTTTTTGACGGGTTGAAGAAGGTGCTGCTGTTGTTGCGGTAGTTGGCGAGTCCCATAACTGTTTTTCCTTTTACTGTTTGTGTTGTTTTGTTTGTTGGTTTGTGTCGGTTTTTATCGGGTGAGGCTGTTTCGTTTGCTGCGGAACGCCTCGGACACGTCACCGTTACTGGTGATGATCTTCTTGTACTGTTTGAGGAGATCGGCTAGCTGTGCTTTATTGGTGGCTTTGTTGATTTTGTCGATGACGATGTCATTTTCTTTAGATGCGATGTTGTCAACGTAGTCTTTGGCTGCCTGATTGTATCGGTCTTGTAGAATGATTGATGCGCTGGCTGTGAGTGTTGCGAGATCCCAGTCCTTGGAGACGTCATCGTTTTTGAGTCCGCCTAGTAGGTCGATGATGGCTGCTTTCGTGTCGGCTACTGTGTCTCCGCGGATGACCGCCCACGGTGCAGCGTAGTCGCCACCGTATTTGAGTGTGATAGTGATGCGATCATCGCCGGTGTTGGTGTTGTCGGTCACTGGTGCTCCTTGCCTTCCTCGAGGGGTGTGATGGTGGTTTCTATAGGGTACCTGTAGGCGTCTTTCCCGTTGACAGCCCAGCAGGCTTCCTTTACGGGGCATCCTTTACAGAGTGCTGTAACATGTGGCACGAAGATGCCTTCGCTGATTCCTTTCATTGCTTGACTGTACATGGATGATACATGCAGGTAGGTGTTGTTGTCAAGATCATACAGTTCGGTTGCTGTGCCCTGGATTTGCGATGTGGTGTTGTTTCGGCTGCTGGCGGGTGTCCAAAACATGCCTTTTGTTACGTTGATGTCGTGTTGGTTGAGCATGTACCGGTAGGTGTGCAGCTGCATGTTGTCTGCTGGTAGGCGTCCTGTTTTGAGGTCGAGGATGAATGTTTCGCCAGTGTCTGTGTCGGTGAAGATGCGGTCGATGTAGCCAACAATCTGGGTACCGTCGTCGAGGGTGGTTTCTACCGGGTATTCGATTCCGGGTTCACCATCCAGGACTGCTATGTGGCATTGTGGATTGTTTTTGCGCCAGTTTTTCCACCTGTCCACAAAGACTGGGCCGTAGAGCATCCACCAGTTGTAGTCTTTTTTGTGTGGCCCGCCTGATTCGCACACGTTTTTGCACACGCGCCCGGATGGTTTGATTTCGGTGCCTTCGGATTCGGCGAGGGCGACTTGTGTGTCGAAAACGTTTTTGAAGGATGAGAGTTTGTCTGGCAGTGCCGGATATTCGGTGGGGTTGTATAGATGGAGGTCGTACTGTTCGGTGATGTGGTGTATGGCGCTTCCGGCGATGGTTGCGTACCAGGTGTGGTGCTGGACGTGGTAGCCGTGGGAGAGGCGCCATTTTTCTCCGCATTCGGCCCACTGTGATAATGAACTGTAGGAGATGTGGCCTGGATGGTTGATGGTTTTCGGATATTGTGCTAGAGGCATGTTAGTTGTTTTTGTTCCATGGGTTGCGGGTGTCTTGGCCGGCGTTGTGCTGCTGGTAGGCGAGGAGTGTGAGGCAGTGCCAGGCAGCGTGGGCTAGATGCGGCAAATGTGATTCATAATCGAGGTTGTGTCCTTGCTGCCAGGCTAGCAGGTGCCGGTAGAGGGCGTCGACACTGTGGCTCCACGGGTATCCTCCGGTCCAGTTGTTGTCGCCGTATTTGGTGGCACCGTATCCTGCTACTTCGCCGAGGGCGTGGAGAGATGCGGGGTCGATGAGGGAGAGCCTGCACAGTTTCAATTCTTTTCGGGCACCGCTGTCGGGGTCGGTGTACATGCGGGTGGGCTCATCCATGATGGTGTGCGCCTTTCTTGTGGGTTACTGATTGTTGTTGTGGGCGAGTGCTACGGCGAGAATAATGATGGCGAGGGTTTCAGCGATGATGATGGGTGTTGTGATCATTTGTGGTCTTTGGGCTGATAGGTGAGGGTTGATGCGCCCAGCAGCGATGTGAGGGCGCATGCGGCAATGATGGCGAGGGCTGCCTTGTGTGGGGTGCCGGTTGCGTACATCCATGTGATGATGCCGCCTTGGATCCATGCGAGGCTGGTGAAGAAGGTTTCATAGCTGTGCAACTCGATACTGTTGGGTGTGTTCATGTTTGCTCCTGAAGAATGGTGTTGATGGTTTTATAAATGTTGTACAGGTCGGTTTCGATAGATAGCAGTTGGTTGATTTGGTGGTCGAGGTTGATGTCTGGGTTGAGTTGGTTGATACGGGATGCGATGTCGGTGGCTGTGCGTAGTGTGCCGCCGGTGTGGTGAATGATGTGTGCGGTGTCGGTGAGGCCGGCTGTGACGGCGTAGTGGGAGAGGAGAGGCATAGCGGGGATGCTCCTTGGCGGGTTACTGTTGCGGGTTGATGTTGAGGTCGGTGACGTTGGGGTGGTTTTCTGTTCCGGTGACGAGACAGTGGACGGTGACGGGTAGTTTGGATGCTCCCGGCTGACGCATGGTTGCGCCGTAGACGATGCTGAACGTGTCTTTACCAATAATTTTGTGGAGTTGGAGGTCTATGTCGGGGTTTCCGTTCCAGTTGACACCGTGTGCGGCGGCCTTCTGTTCGGCTTTACGGTTGCAGGTGTGTGCTGCCGTAATCATGGTGAGTCCGGTTGCTGTTTCTTCTCCGCGCTGCCGTGCTAGCTGGTGGGTTTTCTTTTGTTCTGCTTGTAGGGAGCGGACTGCTGCGGCCTGCCGGGCTTTCTTCTCGGCTTTGCGCTGCGGTGCGGTTTTAGGTGTCCATGCGGTGTTGGCTGTGGTGGCTTGTGGGGCGGGTTGTGATGCGAGTGGCGGGTTGTCGTCGGGTGCCGGGAGGAAAGAGCATGCGGCAATAATGGCGATAGTGGCGCCTGCGATGGTGTAGCTTGTTTTCTTGTTCATGGCTTTGTGTTCCCCTTTCCGGGGTGTTGTTCGTTGCTGACATGATTAATCATGGTGTGGGTGGTGGCCTGTGTCAAGTGTGCGATCAACGATTGTGAGCGATACTTGTGTGGCTAGGGGTTTTATCGGGCGAACAGGGTGAGTAGGTGGCCCACATTGATGCGTGTCACGTTCCAATAGAGTTGTGTCGCCTCTGTCTGAGTGAATGGCTTCCACTCGTCGTGGCTGAACACGGTACCGTCGGTTGCGATGAATGTGTTGGGGCGTAGCTTGTGGAGTTCAGTCTCTACGCTCTGCCGATAGGCTTCGGCGAGGCCCTCAAAATCCATGTGATCACAGAAGAGGTTTTCGAGGCGTGTCAGGTCGAACGGCTCAGGGCAGTCCGGGGTGGGGGTGTAGAGCTGGGTGAAGTGGTTGGCGATCTTTTGCATGATTATGTCCTTTTCGTTGCTTGTAACGTTGTTGAGGGTTTATCGGGTGGCTTCGGCGATGATGGCGACCACGTCGATCATGTCAATGAGGTCGTGCAGTTCCTCAGCCTCGTCCGCGGATAGGCGTCTCCAGTCGTAGTCTCCGTACACGGCTCCGTCGCAGGTGACAGTCCACAGTGGACGGATGAGCCATACGGCTTCTTGCACTTTGGCATGGTACATGCGACGCACCATATCAAGGTCAACGTCCTCGCTGTAGTCTCCCGCGAGAGCGTGGAGACTGAGCGGGTCTAGCTCGGTTTGTCCGTAGAGGCTGGTGAAGGATGGGGTGATGAGTGTGTCACCCATGAGAGGATGCTCCTTTCTAGAATGTCTGGGTTGGGTGTTGTGGTTTCTAGTGTGTGTAGGTTGCAACCGGGAGTCAAGGCTGCGCTCATTCGGATTGAGCGTTTAGTGTGTGTGTGACATGGGATGTGCCATATCTTACTGAAGCCCTTATTGCCTCTGTAAGCGTCTCAAATCTTCTGGGGGTAGGATTATATAGGGTTGACCCTGCCGTTCGATTCTAGGGCCCTTCTAGGGCGTCTCAGGGGTATGTCTGGGTGATAGCAGGTGTTATAGATGATCGAGTGGGTAGAGATAGGTCTACATCGCAAAGGTTGAGGTGTCATATCTGGGCATTGAAGCTACGCCCCATGATGTGTGAGATAGGCCACACTCGCCTAGTATGGTCTGTACTCTCAGGGCCACTCTGCCGATGGAGCGTGGAGGGTGTAGCTCAGAAATGCCGTTTAAGGCTTCAGGGGTACGCCTAAGAGCGCCTTACAGGGTGGGGGCTAGGTATTTATACCCCCAGCACATTCTGATCGATTCTAGACACCCCCAAGAGTCTGATACACGATCCGCTATCCAGACGCAGACCATCAGTCCCCATTCTGCTTAGCTAAGCCTACACTATGTGGACAGTGTAGGATGCTAAAGGGGAAGTAGGACACGGTAGAAGAAAGAAGGGTGGAGTATCAGTATTAGGGTCTTAGGTACTTCAGTTCACCTTAGGGTCTTAGCACCGAGCCCTTGAGGGGCTCGGCATCAGCCCGAGCAGGCTCAGCTCATCAGGCACAGCCTTGAAAGGGGTACACACCATCAGCGAAGGCTTGAGAGTACGAGGAGCCCTAGCGACGAGTACTCGAAAGCCTGAGGGAAGACCATCAGCACATCAGCGCCTAGCGTGTTCGGAAAGGACACAGGGGTAAGGTGTGAGAGCTGATCGGGAGCTAACCCTCTTCTGACTAGGGGTTTCAGCCTTAACTACCTGTAAAGGTTACAAGACTCTAAGAAAATTTAAGGAACTTCTTAGGAAGAAAGTTGTGTTCATGTCACCCTAAAAACACTCAAAATAGCCCTCAAACCCGCTAATAGAGCCAAACTGGACTGTTTGGCTCGTCCCAGGTGGCGTATGCTAGGCTGGACAGGTAGCCAGCTGGACGCAAGGCCGAAATCCGCTGACGCGGATTTCACCCTTACATCCATCAGTCTACCAAACACTTTAAAGCTTCAAGGCTTAGCGCTAAGCCATTAAAACCTTAACGCTTAGCACCGAGCCCTTGAGGGGCTCGGCATCAGTGATAAGCCTTAAACACTTAAAGTACATATAAAACTTTAAAAGCTTAAACACTTAAAGTTAACCATCAGTCTTAAACTTTAATATTATAACCTATAAGCCTTAAAGCTTATAAGTATTATATAATAATATTATAATATAAGTTATAAAAGTTTTAGAAGAGCTAAGGGGTTAACTTCTTTCTCTCTTCTCTTCTTTTCTTCATCAGGGGAGAAGAGGAACCTTTTACCGTCAGCGCCGATGGGCTTTCACCGTGTGACCGGTGGTACACGAGTCACACTCCTACACCCGTGTTCCTTTCAGGCTTAGCGTGTTCGGCTGAAGGCGTACGGCGTGTCGCGCTAACACCTTTAACACCGGGTAAGACTTAAAGTGTATATTATATGTAGAAGACTTTAAAAACTTTAAGGGTGTTCCTGCTGAGCCTGTGTCCTACACCGCTAGGCGCCAAGCGCTAAGCCCTAAAACGCGAACACCCACCCACCCCCATTTTTCTTCCGTGTCCTTCTTCTTTTGACACAGCTGGGGGGGCGATGTGATCTTTCTCACATGCCAGGGGGTGTAGGTAGAAAACAACCACCCCACCACAAACAGAACACCCCCTCAAACGAACAAAACAGCCCCTAGAATCGACCAGCAGGGTAAGGGTAGAGTATTCCTACCCCCCAAACGATTCCAAGCCGTTACAGGGGCAATGAGAGCTCATAGAGGCGTGGTAGACGATAGGGGGACACGATGGCACACACCAACCGCACCGCATCCGCCGCACACCGACGCTGGCGGCAACGACTCATCGCCCAAGCCCGACAGCAAGGACAAACCGAATGCCCCTTATGTGGAGCCGCCATCACCTGGGACACACACGACCTACCAACCAGCCCCGAAGCCGACCACATCACACCCGTCAGCCGGGGAGGACTCAACACCCTAGACAACGGGCAAATCATCTGCAGAACATGCAACAGAAGCAAAGGCAATCGCAGCGAACCAAACATTCGATTCCAGCAACAAACCACAAAAACACTCGTCTCCTGGTGACAAAACCGCCAACCCCCACCGGGGACACCCCCCTGCACAGGCGTGCAAGACCTCGTACGGCTT